CCTCGGAAAGGAGCAAATATGGACACCAAACCCGTAAGCCTCGACCTTCACAAGTCGAAGTCTTTTCACCGACTCAGAGTCTCGATCCCCACTCGCGTGGCGATCTTGCTCATTGTCAGTTTTGGATCTGGAATCCAGATGTTGCTCTTCCCTAAGGAAGACCGTACTCGCTCGCTGCCCTTTGACAAGGCATCGACGAACGCCAACCCCGCACTCGTGCGGTGTCCCCGTGCTGCATCCAGCAACACGGGCAACCCTTTGGGTTGTGACGTCGAGGGGATTGATAACCCCTTGGACCACTCTCAGCCTCTCGGAGGCTGACTATGGCTACTCGTAGTTATAGTACTCCCATTGCCGGCTTCGCCGGGGCCTATCACAAGATTTACAGCAACACCTCCGTCCGCTCACCTAAAGTGAACGGTAAGTTGGCGTTGGGGAATAACCCCCATAATCTTGTGGACAGTACCGTCACGTCGTGGAGACCCGCTGGGTCTCTCCGCACGCAAGGTGCTGAGGCTTATCCGTCGTTCAACTTTACAGCGTCGCAATACAACCAAGTATATGCACGCTGGCAAGCTGCGCTTCGGAACAGGGATGGCGCTTCACTAGGCGTCACGTTGGGCTCTTGGGCCCAATCTCGGTCAATGATTGTAGACCGTTCGAGGAAGCTTTATGACTTCTTCACTCTAGTGGAGAGAACACACCGGCGCAAGCCGTGGCTCTATCGCAAACGCGATTTTGCCAGTGATTTTCTCGAAGGGGAATTTGGCTGGGTCCCCCTTCTCCAGGACATCCACGACGCGGTGAAAACCGTGGCTAACGATGTTCCTCCTCCTGGATTCATAAGCGCCTCCCGGCGCTTCCAGGACAATCAGACGTTTGATTATTCCGGCCCTGAGAACGGTAGTGTGCGATCGATACGCACCCACACCGGATCAGGTCGAATAACCATTTCGTCCAAGGTCGCAGTTTCGAATCCGAACCTGTGGCTCGCCAATAAGCTAGGTCTTATCAACGTAGCTGGCGTGGCCTGGGATCTCGTTCCCTGGTCATTCGTCGTGAATATGTTCGTCAACGTGAACCAGGTCGTCGGTGCCCTAACGGACACCGTCGGCCTTAGTATCGCTGGCTCATCTATCACGCGAAGCTCCTCCGTCTTGATGGAGCACAACGCTTGGTTAGCCGACAATTATGCAGGGTTGCCCAAAGGAACTTCCTACGGGTCAGCTGTTCTGTGTAAGCGTCGCGACCGCGAAGTGGGGCCCGTCCCCATGCCCAGCCTCACGGTGAGGATGCCTAATGTTAACTTCGAGTTAGCGGCTATCGCCGCTGCTCTTGTGACGCAGAAGGTAAAATCATTGTGATCTTTTGAACCACATGCCGGTACTCCGGTTCCTTTCAAGGAAACTTCACCATGCCTCAAGCAGCAAACATCGTCGTCAACAACGCGGCGGCCGTTTCGAAAACTTTCACCCTTCTCAACCCTTCGGCAGGCCTCAATTCTGAGGCCCGCTGGGCGTTGAAGGAGGGAAGCAACGCTTCGGTCTTTCCCCGCTTGTCTGCCGTCCTCCGAGCCGATTCCAGCGTCAAGGGCACCGCCGGGGTGTTCAAGATCTCGATGCCTCAGTCCTACACTGACACCACGACCGGTTTGGTCAAGCGTGGCAGCTCGGCTGAGCTCGTGATCACGAACAAGATCCCCGACGACTGGCCCGAGTCGCTGAAGGCGGACTGGAAGGCCTTCGTGAAGAACATCGTGGCGGAAGCCACGGTGCAATCCTTCCTCGAAGGTGGGTCCGCGTTCACCTGAACGCCTCCTACCAGCCTTGAGACGTCCTGTCTCTTCCAGTAACCAGCCCCACGGGGCAAGGAGATTACCTTGGAGAATGCATTTCTTCGAGTGCTCACCGCTGCATGCGATGAGATCGGCACCCCACGTGCGCTAACGGTAAAACTGTTAGCGCGCGCTGGGGAGTGGGCTCAGCTATCACAGCTGAGATGTGAGACCTCCAATTACTTCGACTCGGAGAGTTACTTCTATGACGCGGTGGTCACTGACCTACTGCGCAAGTGTGACCTTCCGAGCGGGGTTGATAAAGAGGCGGCAGCCCGTGCTACGTTCTACCTCTGTGAAGAGGCGAACTATCGCACTAATGAAAGGCTTACCCGTTTCCTCCCAGAGTTCCGCAGTCCTGCGGACGACAAAGAGGAAGCCGTTTCTCGGTTCATTTCCGAGTGGCGTAAAGAAGTTAAGTCTATCGTGAGAAATCTGCCGGACCATCTCACCCCTCGGTTCTCGAGTGGGGCCACGTATGCTGACGTCGGGAAGCTAATAACAACTCCTGACAAAATGTCAAGCAAACCAACGATTTACTCACATTCTCGAGACGTTATTCTGCCCTTCTGGGAAGAAACGTCTTGGTACCGCGCTCGGGAAGCGCGGGGTGATGTAAATCCTTCACACGTGAGAGGGAATGTCTTTTTCACAGTTCCTAAGGATGGAAAAACCTTCCGTGGGTGCTGTAAGGAAGCGTCCCTCAACATCTCCTTCCAACTAGACGTTGGGAGGGTCCTTAAGGCTCGCCTTAAGGCCGTGGGCGTCGATTTAAGGAGAGGCCAACAGCTTCACCGTGATCTTGCGAAGGCAGGATCAGCTGATGGTTCTCTTGCAACTATCGACATGAGCATGCGAGCGACACTTTGTGTCGCGTCTTGCCGAAAGTCGTTTTACCGACTCTTTGGTTTGACTTGCTCAACTCCCTCCGTGCGACGCATACGAAGATTGATGGCAAATGGATCAGACTTGAGAAGTTCTCCTCTATGGGGAATGGCTTCACGTTTGAGCTTGAGACGTTAGTCTTTGTTACGCTCGCTCGTACGATTTGTCGACTTAGCGGACTTGACCCTTCACGGGTTAGCTGCTATGGAGACGACCTCATCGTGCCTGTTGAGGTGTTCCGCGATGTAATCGCGGGGCTTCGTATGTTCGGCTTTACACCGAACGAACGGAAAACCTTCGGAGAAGGTCCGTTCAGGGAGAGCTGCGGGGGTGACTTCTGGAAGGGTGTGCCCGTCAGGGCGCATTTCGTACAGGAGTTACCAAATGAACCGCAGCAATGGATCTCTTTGGCCAATGGTATTAGGAGGATGTGCGTTGGTCCGCATCGCTTTAGTCGCTTCAGGCGGCTTAGGCGCATGTGGATTTGTGCACAATACCCGATACCAAGTGAGATCCGGAGATGTAGAGGACCCTCGCATCTAGGCGACGTCGTTATCCACGATAGTCGACCTAAATGGAGTGTGGCTCCGCCCCCTTCCAAAAGGGGTAGGGCTCGTCATCCAGTCCTGGCTGAGGCTTATGACCCCAGTTGGGAACTGGCGTACGTTTACGCGTACGTACCTCTACCGGTAGTGCTCCCATGGCACCACTGGTCTCCACCCGTACAGCTCGCAAGCTGTACTCTAGGCTATCCTTCCGCGGGCATCACCCCAAGGGGCGGTGTTTCCGGTTACAGGATTATGAGGTTAGGTGCGAACCTGACCTCATCTTGGGTGCCTAGTCCCGACCTTTAAGGGTTGGGGGTTTGCTTTGTGAGGTTCATTACCTCACTTGGACCCGCAAGGGGTAGCCGTTTTTAAC